TTAACTCCAATACCCCCAGCATTTTGAGAAATTACCGCACAGTCCGACAATGTTTTATAAATTCCAGGAATTGAGTCATCGTCAATATCTAACAAAAAACACGAACTTAGTTGTGGTCTTTTTGTCCCAGCATTAAAAAGTGTTGGTGTTGCGTGAGTAAACAATCCTTGTGATAACATATCGTAGGTCTTTTGAACCATTTCCAAATCGTCAAGCCAAATACCTACAGCAACTCGCATGTATAAATGTTGAGGAGTTTCTGCGACCTCACCAAACATTTTTAACAAGTAACTCTTCTCCAATGTTTTAAAACCGAAGTAATCAAAATTAAAATCACGATCGTGAACAACCATAGCGTCTAGTTCTTTTGCGTGTTCAGTAATTACTTTGTATACTTGATCTGAAATCATACCAGCTTTATCCCCTGTTTTAGGATTGATGTAGTGGTATAATTTGTCAACTGTGTTGGTGAATCTTTTATCAACCCTTTTGTACAACGAGGTGATCACAATACGTGCCGCAAGTGTTGAGTAGTCTGGGTGACTGGTCACCAGCGAGGCTGAGGTTTCAGCTGCTAATCTATCTAGTTCTTCGGTTGTGACCCCATCGTACAAACCAGCAATTACTTTTTTAGATACTTCAAAATAGTCAACATAATCTTCGTTCAAACCATAGGTTTGCTTTTTAATTCTTGATGAAATTTTTTCAAACTTCACATATTCTCTAGTACCGTCTCTTTTTACAACTTCCATTATTTTCAATTTTAAAAATCTTCTTCAAAATTTAATTCTTTGTTTTCAATCACATCACCCACACCTCTTTTGGAATAATCTGAAACTCTCTTCTCAAAGAAGTTTGTCTTATTTTCCAAAGCGATATTTTGCATAAAATCAAATGGGTTTTCAGAATTATAAACCTTACCAATACCTAAATCAACTAGCAATCTGTCTGTGACGTATTCCAAATATTGACACATCAATTTTGAATTCATACCAATAAGATCCACTGGAAGTGATTCGGTAATAAATTCTTTTTCAATTGTTAGTGCTGAGGTAAGAATTTCCAAAACTCTTTCTTTGGATAGTTGATCTTCAATATGATGACGATACAGATGAACTGCAAAGTTTGTATGTAAACCTTCGTCACGAGAAATCAATTCGTTCGAAAAACTTAACCCTGGCATAAGTCCACGTCTCTTCAACCAAAAAATTGAACAGAATGAACCAGAGAAGAAAATTCCTTCGACCGCCGCAAACGCAATCAATCGTTCGGTGAACGAAGATGAACTAATCCATTTCAATGCCCATTCCGCTTTTTTTGCCACTGCGGGAATTGTATCAATAGCATTGAACAATATGTTTTGTTCTTCTTTATCTTTGATATATGTGTCAATCAATAGCGAATATGTTTCTGAATGGATATTCTCCATCATTATTTGAAAACCGTAAAAGAATTTGGCTTCGGTGTATTGAACTTCCTTGAGGAAATTCTCCGCAAGGTTCTCGTTTACAATGCCATCTGATGCCGCGAAAAATGCCAATACATTCTTGACGAAGTATTTCTCACCATCGTTTAATCTTTCCCAATCTGATAAATCTTGTTGAAGATCAATTTCTTCTGCTGTCCAGAAACAAGATTGGGCTTGTTTATACAACTTCCACAAATCCTCATGTTGGATTGGGAATAGGACAAAACGATTTGGATTTTCTGTTAAAATCTTTTCCATAGTTAATAAATTTAGTTTAGTTTTTTGTTTTTTCTGACAATCTTTGTTGTCTTTGTTCCATCAGTTCTTTAATTCTATCACGTTTTCTCTCTTCTTTGTTTTCTTCAAACCCTAAGAAAGTCACCGAATTTTCTGTATCAATGATAAGCATTTCGTTATCAAATTTGCAATTCTCAAACACAACACCATCTTTACCAATTCTTGATTTGGTCACAGCTATTGTTGCAAGTCCTGCTTCCTTTTGTTGAAGAGTTTTTGCAACTGTGATGATCACGTGACCAACTTGAGCTTTTTTGATTGAACCACCCATTTGGTCAGTCGTTACAATTTCGGATGAAATACTACTTCTATTTCCTTGTGTGGCTGTCCAACCAACAACACCAATCTCGTGACACATAGCCTCATATCCTCGCATTACAGATCCCTCACTTTTCCACTCATCCCCCAAGTTTTTGTCTGGAACCACACAGTCAATATAATCTAAAACAATCATATCAACAGGATTACCATCCGCTATCATTTTCCGAACCATCCCTTTGATTTGAGTCATTGTATACGTATCCGAAGCCAATTTTTTGATATACAAGTTGTTTTGGAAATTGTTTTTAATTTCATCAGCTTTAGCTAAAACATCTTCTTTGTGATTCGGTAAATCATCAGGTGCAATACCTGTCCATATAGTAAAATGTTTTCTTTGGACAACTTTTGGGTTGTCTTCAAAAAATATCTGGAGTACATTATAACCTAAATTAAATGCGGTGTTTGTTATTTTTGTGAGGATTGTTGTATTATGTGTAAGAACATAATCTCTTGTTACATATAATTCATCAGGGTTACTAACTTTTATACATACCGCTTCTTGATCTCCAATATATGAAATATCTTTAACAAATTTTTGTTGGATATATTTTGTTCTTTTACGATACCTAGAAACTTTACGTAAGAGTTTGAAAGGAACAATATTGTTTGAAAAGGAAAATGTTATTGTATATGCAACTTTACCAGTTTTTTTTACCCCGTTGTAGGTATATGTCGGAATTTTTGAATTGGTTCTTACTGTACCACCCAAAGATAGAACGATTTCTCTGATATCCTTGGCTAATCTTTCAGATGTTGTTGTATATTGTACTGTTCCTTTTTTGTCTACATATCCATCGGTATCCATCAACCCTCTGAGTAACTCAATCCTATTTTCTAAACTATTGTAAATATAATCTACAGGAATGAATTTTGTATCAGATTTTGTGTCAAATAAATTATAAAATTCAAGAGATTTTTTCACCGAAGATTTCAACCTGATGTTTTTAATTGTTTTTTGATCCGTTTTTGTATATTCTGAAAATGCTGTATGGACTTGTAAATGTGAAATATTGTCAAAAATTTCATCATCTTTTGTTGTAATATCTGGATTTGTCTTTGTCAAACACCCATCACCTAATAATATTCCCATAAGATAAGGATCAATCAACAATTCCTTTTCGTAAAAATCTATAGGTTCAACTACAGGTAACCTGTAGTTATATCTACCCCTTTTTTTGATAGATTCGAACATATCAGAAGTTTTAAGTGTTTTATAACTATTATCTGGTTGATACACATTTTTTCTTTTTTTACGAACTTTACGTGTTCTCATATTAAGTGTATTCACACTCCATAAATGTTCTTCATCACAATTAACAAATGTACCATCCGAAAACTCTACTTTATAAATGGGTCTTAGACCTTGAGGGTAAACACCAAGCACAAACTGTTCTAAACCATCAGAACCTATTACCTTATCACCTAGTTTTAAAGAACCAATTTCTGTCCAACCATTCGGTGTAAGAATAGGTTCTTGTAACGGCTGACTTTTACCAACCCCAGTCGGAGCCAATATAACACCCAACTCACCTTTAGATAACCCACCCTTCAAAAGATTATCTAATCCAGGTATTCCCATCGGAATTGGGTGTCTAAAGTCTTCTCTAAGAAGATCATCCAAATCATTGAAGACATCAGAAACATTTTTGTTATTTTCACCTACTTGAAGTGCTGCTTTGATTAGTTCTTCTAACTTGTCGTAGTTTTCGAATTCTCCACTATCCAAAATCTTTTGTGATTTTGTGATGGCTTTCTGGAGTTCTTGTTGTTTACAAAACTTAAGAGCTTTCTCTTGAACAAACGCGGTACCGTCACTCGGTGCTTTTTGGATCTTAGTGATTGTGTCGTTCAAGATTTTCAACATCAACTCTTGAGGAAATTCACTCTTCACTATTTGAAACAAAGTTTCAAATGATGGTGAACACTCATACTTTATGTAGTATTCTTTGATGAGTTGAACAAGCGTTTTGAAATACTTGTTTTCAAAGTGTGTTGGCTCTAAAACATCAAGGATGGTATGTGAAAATTCTTTTTCTACAATCAGTTGATTTATGAGTTGTATTTGAAATGTTTCACCTAAATATTCGAAATTCCTTGACATGCTTTATATGTTTTTGTGTTTTGATAAATACAATCAAACTAGACTATAGTCAAGATAATTTGTCTCTAATTCTTCAGATGAAAATATGTCAGTTAGGTCTCGAAGTACACTTTTTACTTGCTGGCGTATATCTACGGTGTATCTTATTTTAGGTGGGAAAATTTTTGCATCTAACGATCTATGACAAATTGTCATATTATCTTTTAAAATTTTAAAGTGAAAAACTTCTGGGCCTTCGGTCATAGAGGTTTCTAGTATAGATGGATCCTCCATAATTTCGTTAGCTAGATCCATCATATAAACAGTTGTTCTCATTTTTTGATCGAGTAAAAACTCATGAGAAAAATCTCTAAGATATTCATAGACATCCATAGACCTCTCGGCATCTTTGTTGTAATTTTTCACGTTAAAATATCTTTGAATTACAATATTGTTATTAAGTGTAATCAAAAATTCTAACTTTACTAATTCTTGTTCTTTCATAATTTCTTTGATTTAATTAAATATAAGGTGTTTTTTTGGTTTTTCAAATTTTTTTGTTAATTATTTTGTTCTCTTTTGAATTTTCTTTTTTCTTTACGAGTTAGTTTCATAAAGGGACGAATGAACTCAACAAATCCTTCGTCCGATTTGGGTATGTATTTAAAAAATCCATCTTGGGTCATCATTCTGATTACGTTCTTATAACTCCTTCCCTCTGGATCTATATTTTCTCGTATGTGTTCGTCCACCAGATCTTTTGCTTCTTGTGTGATCATCGGATCTTGTAAATCCATAATCAATTTTCTTTTGATAAAATATTCTTCTCCACTTGTTTCTTTTTTACAGGTTCCATTGATTAAATTTTCAAGTCCTATAACTTTTTTTGTTTCACAAATTTGTTTTGCTTTTGACAAAATATCGTCAATTGAGGTCGGGATTTCAAGTACCTCTGGAAAAAATTTTACAAGTTTTTTTTCTCCAAAGTTCATTATACCAAAAACATTATCCGATTTGTCTCCGAGTAAAATTTTCACCACCAATAGATTACAATGTGGAACTTCAATATGGTCTAAT